AAGAACTCGGTTGATGTCATACGCAACCTTATCCCAATTCTTGTTTAGATACTCAATAAAGGCGTCATGAATAGGTTCTTTATAGCTAGAACTGTAGCCATGTGCTATATACCCATTCCTATAGTCTATAGTGTCAAATGGGTCGAATAAGAAGTCCATTCTTAAATTAAGAAGGTCTTCTTCATCTTCTGGGTCTTTGAACCATCCATTAGCTATACTGAAGATAGTACCTGGATAACTCCAATCATCCTCAATTTCACCACTGCGGAGTTTCTTTCTCCACTCACGAAAGTCCTTTAACGAAAAAACCTCTGGATATCTAAACCCAGAGGTAAATGTGTTGAGGATAGTATTGACTTCCTCACACGTCTTTCCAGTCTCCAAGATAAATACCTCGGATGAGCTATTAGTAATCAAATCACTAACAGACTGTACTGGTATTACTAATATGTTCATAGCTTTAATTCTTTCTTATTAAATCATAGAAGAATTCTTTGGACATCATTACATACTGTCCGTCAGAAGCCATATTGACCTCTTTGTCAATTTGTTTATTCCATACTATCACTAATGGTCTATCCTTACGAGGACATGACTTAATGATTTCTGAAATCGAAGGAGTATTCTTGGTACATTTACACTGCACATAACAAGGTAAGTGGTCTATAGTTTCTGCTATATCAATCTTGTCATTATCTAAGTTCTTAGATTCTGACCTAGCTGATTTTAGTCCAGCATATCCTAGTTCTGTGAGTTCCTTAATAATCTTCAACTCATAATTGTTTCCTTTACGTCTGGCATATGCGCCATTACGTTTCTTCTTAGGTTTTTCTGCTACTTCTTCTGGCATATTCTATTAATTCTAAAGTTTTCTCTCGTCCATACATCTTATGAAAGTCTGATATATCTTTGGCTCCATAACTACGAGGAATCCACATACATTCTACATCAAATGACTTTCTAATCTTATTCATGTTATGAAGACCAGTTAAGTCATTGTCATAGAATACAATAATCCTCTTAAATCTACTCTTCAATTTAGAGAATTGACTTTCAGTTAGGAATAGATTCTCAGAATTTGGAGCAATAGCTGTAATTCCGAGAGAATACAATGTCATTACATCCTTTAGACTCTTAGTTATTACTAAGACATCATCTTCTTTAGGAAGTTGTTTAGCACCCTGTAAGAGGAAAGATTTCCAATTAGATAGAAACCTCAATTCATGCTTCTTATTAAAAGGGAAGTAGATTCTCCACAATTCTGTTTCGTTCTCATTCTTACCCCTATAATATCCAAATATTGGACAACTCTTAGTAGATGTTGTAAAGAAATTACCATTTAGAAATACGGTCTTACAAGAGAAGACCCTAAATTTCTTTAGAATCTTCTCTGTAATACCAAATTGCATCCACCATTCAAGTTCTTCTTTAGAGAACTCTTGAATTTCTACCTGTATATTAGCTTCCTTACACTCTTTGAGTTCATTCGTACTAATAGTAACAGGTTTAGGATTCTTTTTAAGTTTAGGATGTTTAATGTAACCAAAGTCATTGGCAATCATTCTCAATGCTTTATAATAGGTTAGCCCATACTTGTACATAACCACACTGATAAAATTACCATAAAATGCACCACTAAAGTCCTTCAGAACAATATCTCCACTCTTGTTCCTGTAAAAGGAGCAGGTGGGATTATTGTCTGCTCTCAAAGGAGATTTAAATAGACCTTTTTTAACAGGTATACCTAAATAATATTCGAGATATGTTTCTTGAGATGCTCTGTCTAATAAATATTGCTTAGTAATCGTAGGTTCAAATTCAAGTTTCATATTAATTCATATGGTTTGTATTAGAACCACAAAGTTACTAACTATTTATTATACTTCAAAATCCAAGTCTTCGTTACCTGCTGCTGTATCGTCAGTAGCATCTACATCATCTTTAACAGCTGTAGGTTTAGCGTTCTTCTGTTCGTTCATTTTCTTGACTTCATAGTCAGAGAATGCTACAGTATCGCCCAACCAGTTGTTGTTGATGTAGGCATCACCTTCCTTGTTAATACCAACAAAGCTAGGTAGAGATGCATAACCTTTGCTGTTACCAATCAGCTTCAACTTGGTCTGTTTGTTTACAGACTTAGCCAGAGCCTTATTCATGATTTCAATCAACTTTTCAAAATCGTCAGGCAATGTAAGACCAGAAACAGCCTTAACAAACTTCTCCATCATTTCAGGAGCAAGATTTGTCATTACATGAGATACAGTGAACTGAAGTTGTTCCAAAGCAGAAGGCAACTCCCACTTCTTACCACCAGTTTCACCAGTTACACGCTCGTTACCACCGTCACCAGGACAGAAGATAAGAGGTTCGAAGATTCCTTCCTCACCAGAGAACTTAATCTTCATTGCTTTCCACTCGTTACCTTCTTTGTTTGTACCCTTAGCCAATTCGATGCCTTTGAACACTACATCATAGATACCCCATGCTTTCAGTCTTACTACTGCTGTACCTTTAACGTTATTTAGATTGAATGTCATTCCTGCCATAATATTAAAATTTAAATTTCAAATGATAAGTCGTCAATCTCATATGCTTCATCATTATCTAGGCTTGTGTCCAATGGTAAATCCTCCACTGGGTTTTCATCTTCTTTAATTTTAATATTATTATCTTTTATTTCTTCTTCGGACCTGTCCTTGTTACCAATTAACACGAACAAACCATCATGTCCCTTCCACGGAGTTACAGTAAATGTATCTCCATATTTGGACAATAAGTCGTTTGCATTGCCTCTGCAACTTACTGTAAGGCTCTTAGTTAATTTGTTACCAGACTTGGTCTTCCAGGCTGTATCAGTTCCTATAATAGGGAACATCAATCCACCCTTCTCAATAGGCTGATACTTAATATCTAACCTATTCTCCCATTCTACACCCATTAAGGATGCAGCTGCCCTATTAAGGACATATTTGTTAGACTCCAAGGTAATCTGAGGTTCAGCAGAATCCTCTGCTTCCTCAGCCTTAGTGCTTGCCTTCTGAGCTTTCTCTTTAACTTGCTCCTGCTTTAGAAGTACACACTCCTTAGTATCAGGATTATAGTCAAAGGTAATCATCATTTTTATAATCATTCCTCGTCGTTGTTATAAGCATCAATTACCTTAATAATCTCGTTCAAATCATTGTCAATTAACAAATCATCGAACATACCCATCGGAGTCTTTGCTACACACTCTCCGTCAGTATTAGTAAGGAACTTATACTCCATCCTGCCAGAATCGCCTTCCTGTACCTTAGTAAAGAATACATAGGTGAACAGACCTTCCAGAGTTACTTTCTCTGCCAATAACTTACCAATAGTCTTGATTGAATATTTAGGATTCATGGCATCACCGACATTCTCACTGTGAGTAAGGAATATCATTTTGCAATCATCCCTCATAGATTCTGAATACCTAAGCACTTCCATAGCGTGCTGAGCTAACTCAGTAAACTTAGTATAACCTACTTCGGTTGCTCTATCAACAAACTCATAACTCAACATATACTGCCAGTCATCAATGATAACCTGCTTAATATGAGGCATCTTTAGATTAACAATCTTCAAGATGTTAATGATTTTGTCATATTTAGAACTAACATAGTAGTTACCAACCCATTCAGAGCCTTCTTTCTTTATCTCCTTATACTTCTTCTTATATCCTTTAAAAGGTAAGGGCTTACCAGTAGTAGAAATCAAGAAAGTTTCTTCTGGGTTTAAATTTCTTAAACAAGTACTCTTACCAGTACCACTTTCACCAACAATCGCAATAGTTTCTGCTGCCATTTACTATAGAACTAAAGTCATTTTTGAACTAGAATCTTGTTGTTCTTCTTGAGTAATCTCTTGGCATGAATCTTCTAATGACTCAGTAATTAACCAATCAGGGGTTAAATACTTGTCATAGTTTGTAATCTTGGTTGCAATTGGAAGTTCCCTAAATAATCCAGTCTTACCATAGAATCCGAGACCTACAGCAATGTCTGCTGCGCCCCATCTATTCTTTAATACTACTGCACTTCTAAAGTTCTCTCCAATTTGTTTTATGTCATATCCTCTATACGAAGACATCTTCTCTCTAAAAGGATAAAATAATGCTAATACTATGTTGGCATCCTCTGCTGGATTACCAGTTCCTTTTAAATCGTCCAACTGAAGCTCTTGAAAGTTCAACTTCCTTCTTTCTACATTGGAGGAACCTCTATTCACCTGCATTACCACTACAGGACTAATCTTACATTTATTTCTAAACGAAACTAATGAAGAAGACATAGCATCCATTTCATCTTTCTTAGAATTACCAATAGATGGTCTAGCTAAACCAATATGGTCTAAGATAACCAATATGATGTGATTGGGTCTAAACAGAGTATATGTATCACCCTGGAACTTACCAAATTGCTTTAGAGACTCCATAAGGAAGTCTACCATTCGCTGGTTGTTCAAAGGTTTATCATATATTATCATGTGAGATTCAATCTTATCAAGCATCTCTAAGGATTG